GTTAGATTGGCCTTTCTTGGCGAGTACACGCGATTTGAAAACCTGTCGTGGCAATGAAATGGTGTTAGCGGATAAGGAGCGCAGCATAATGGCAGTCTCGGGCGATGAACAACAAAACTACGCGAACCTAGTTATTCATCTGTTGGTTCAGGCAATCGAAGATTACGATAAATTCCGGAATGCAAAGAAACGCAGCACAGAACATAATCTGTGGTCGGATGCCGCCTTGTGGATAAATTGCGACGATGATGAGCCGTGGTCGTTCCGGTGGTGTTGCGAAGTTGCAGGGTATGACTACCAGGCGATCCGAAAAGGAATAAACAGCCGAGATAAAAAGCGCTCGATCACTGATGGATTTAACAACCTCAGAAAAGTGCCAAGAGTAAGGGAAATTTACTGAAATGAACGCCGACGAACAACAACACCAGGTAGAAACGTACGATCCACTTAACCCAGGACAACACTCAGATCCGCTGCTTGCTCTTCGTGGATCAAGGTATGGCGCATTCGCGGACAACGCAAAATTGTCACAAGCACTTAAGGCTGTAATGCGAAGCGGCCCGAATTGGGAATCGCTGGATGCCGACATGAAAGAGGCACTGGAAATGAATGCGCACAAGATCAGCAGAATCTTGTGTGGCGATCCTAACTATGATGATTCATGGGTGGATATTGCAGGATACGCAACACGCGTGGCCGATAGATTGAGGTCTTGACATGCTACTGTTCAACGCCACTAATGACGGACTTCTGGGGGAATTTTGATGAGAGTTCTTGTGGCTTGCGAATCATCCGGAGTAGTAAGAGATGCTTTCATCAGCGTCGGTCACGACGCAATGAGTTGCGACTTACTGCCAACAGATAGTCCAGGCCCTCATTACCAAGGCGATGTGCGCGACGTGATTCACGGATGTTGGGATTTAATGATTGCGCACCCGCCATGCACCCACTTGAGTGTGTCTGGCGCGCGTCACTTCGCGGAAAAGCGCATGGATGGCAGGCAACAAAGCGCAATCAGCTTTTTCATGATGCTCGCAAAATCCGACATTCCAATGATCGCAATCGAAAACCCTATTTGCATCATGTCAAGTTTGTGGCGCAAGCCGGATCAGATTATTCAGCCGTGGCAGTTTGGCCACGGCGAAACCAAGGCAACGTGTTTATGGCTGAAAAATCTTGCACCGCTCGTGCCTACGAATGTTGTTGACGGGCGAGAGCAACGCATTCACAGAATGCCGCCAGGGCCAGACAGGTGGAAGGAACGAAGCAGGACATTTACGGGTATCGGCAAGGCGATGGCCGAGCAGTGGGGAAAATATTGAGCAACGAAACCATCATCCACGAGCCAGCCTGCGAGGTAATCACCGCACCAGAGTTGGCGAGCTACGCATTCCGCAAAGTATGGGATGCAGCTACAGCCGCGCTGGATGATGGCCTGGCCGGTGAATTGACTTGGACACCGAAGAAGCGAACCAGAAGCCTTGAGCAAAATGCGCTTATGTGGGTTTTGTTAGGCGATATTGCGAAACAAACAGATTGGCATGGGATAAAGCTTTCTGATGAGGAATTCAAAGACCTTCTTACGGCGGGGCTTGTTCAGTCTAAAGTTGTTCCAAACATACAAGGAACAGGGTTTGTTATTTTAGGAAGAAGAACCAGCAAGATGAGCATCAAAGAGATGAATGATTTAATAATTTTAATCGAAACGTTCGGCATTGATCGCGGGGTTAAATTTAGTGCTGACCCGAAAAAATATTATGGATGAAAACGAAAATAAAAACAGTAGCAAATCTGGTATTTACATGATCATAAATCCAGAAAATGGCAAATGTTATATTGGTCAAACTGTTGATTTGAAGGTGCGCGCATCTAGGCATTTGCATGACTTAAAGATAGGCAAGCACTGTAATAGGCATCTACAGTTTGCTTATAACAAAGCAAATGATAAAAATTTTATATTTTACGTAGCAGAGTTTTGCGACCGCGAATTTCTTACAGTTAGAGAGCAATTCTGGATTGATGCTATAGGCGATAGACGAATTTACAACATTGCTCCTGCTGGAGGATCTTGCCTTGGAATTAAGAGATCAGAAGAAACTAGAGCAAGAGTATCAGCAGCAACAAAAGGTAGAGTTCAGGCAGCCCATGTAATTGAAGCTGTGCGACTTGCGAACTCTAAACGGGTAATAAGCGAAGAAACAAGGAAGAAACTGTCAATCGCATCAAAATCAAGGCCAGGAAGAAAGAAAACAGAAGAAGAAAAAAGAAAAATATCAGAGAGTAGAAGCAAAAAAATAGAGGCGTTCGGGTGCCATAAAACGCTTATTGAGTGGGGGGAGTTATTTGGAATAAAAGCGGACACAATTTATGCAAGGATAAAACATCGTTGGAATCCAGAAAGCGCAGTGTCAGAACCAGTTAGAGGCACGGCTCCGGAATTGACGTACGAATGAGGCAGAAAAAATGCTCAGTCTGCCGCGCCCCATTCCAGCCAGTCAGGCCGTTGCAATCCGTGTGCAGTTTAGAGTGCGCCGTTATAGCCGCGGAAACTGCAAAAGCGAAGCGGATTCGTAATGAACACCGGGCGGCAAAACAGAAGATGAAAAGCCGCTCAGATTGGCTTAAAGAAGCACAAGCAGCTTTCAATCGTTACATTCGACTGCGCGATCACGACAAGCCTTGCATATCATGCGGAAGGAATCATCAGGGCCAATGGCACGCAGGACATTATCGCAGTGTCGGAGCATGCCCCGAGCTAAGGTTCGAGGAATTGAACGTGCATAAGCAGTGCGCACCGTGCAACGATCACCTAAGCGGGAATATTGTCGAGTACCGGAGAGGACTGATTGAGCGAATCGGAATTGCTAGAGTTGAATGGCTGGAAGGCAATCATGCTTCCAAGAAATACACCATCGAGGAAATCAAGGCCATTAAAGCGGAATACACGCACAAAGCTAAGGAGGTTCGCGCGCAAACCGAAGTCGCCAAAAAGTGCTTGCGAGTTGTTTGATTTTGTGCTTCAATAACAACATCAACTAACAAAACAGGAGAAACAAAATGACAATAGCACAAGCACTGCAAGAAATGATGGAAGCATGGAACAAGATAATGGCCGCCGCCAAAATTAAGTTCCCGAAAGCAACGGACGAAGAGCTTTACCAGATTTCCAAAGTAGCAATGAATCATGCACTCGGAAAAAAGTAAGCGAGGCGGCCCAGGCCGTGGGCAGGGCCGTAAGCCGATAAAACAGGGAGAGGAAACGGTAACGATTTCCATGCGGGTGACGGCGACTCAGCGTGAGAAGTTGCGACGATTGGGCGGTGCTCGCTGGGTGCGGGATCGGATAGACTGTGCAAGCGATGTGCCAGTAGAGGCACGCAACGCGAGAGAATAACAATGGAGGTAATGCAATGATTTACGATGGCGAAATTAAGAGTATTTTCAGAAGATACTGTTCTGCAAAACCTTCTGAAGATGAATGGCCTGATATTATCAAGTTTGGGAGAGCCGTTGCTGTTGCCGCACTCGAAGATGCAGCAATGTTGATTGAACTGGAATACGCGCCACACAGGGCCGCACACGAAAGGCTGCTGCAAATTGCGCGTCATGTGCGAAGCATGGCCGCGCCAAACGATCCAGGATGCCCAAGTGGAAAATGAACTAACCCTGCGCATGATTGCTTTGGGTATGGGTGTGTTGACGGATAACTGAAACATAGAAAATGCGGTGGAGAATAAAAGCATGGACGCGCAGCACGGAAGAAGAAATCATTGCTGCTCTTTGGATGATTGCCGCAATAACAAGTTTTGGATTTGGATTTGACGCGTTTGGGTGGATTTGTTCGATCAAGGCCGCGTTCGATTTTGGCGCGGCAATCTGGTTTGGTTTGCTGGAAGCCATCGCTGGTAAGCGAGCGTCCCGCTTTCTCGGAGAAAAATCTGATGACAATTGACGAAGCCATATCGCACGCAGAAGCGCAGGCTTACAAGTGCCGCGGTACGGACTGCGGAAATGAGTACGCGGAGCTTGCGCGATGGCTGCGCGAACTGAGAACGTGGCGAGAAACCGGCGTGGCGGAGGAAAATAAAACGCTAAGGCAGATCGCAGACATTGCGCACTTCGGCGGACTTGCCAATCTGTCCGAGGCGGAGGCACTGATCGCTGTACGGCGACTGACACGGATGTATCGTGACAATGGGAGAAACATTGCCGCGATGACATGGGGTGTGCTTGCAGCGTTAAGGGCGTCGAAGGCTGCTGGTGATAACGCTGAATAAGTATCAGAAAATGGGTAACAAAATGGAAAAAGGGGTAATAAAAATCGAAAGCGACTTGGGAGACGTGCAGCAAATGTGGTTTCAGCGCACCCAGGCGCCTGAAGTAATTGAGCGCCCGTCATGCTACAATCGCCCTGCATTCGTGCGGAACGTCTACTCCGAAGAGTTTCCGGGAAAGTGGTACAAATTCCGCCTGACTCGCAACTGTCCGCATTGGAAACCTGGCGGAAATGCCCATGTCAGGAAAATGTGCGACTCTTCTGGCGGTAAGATGACACCTTGGCATGCATGTAGTGGGTGCAAATGGAAACCTTGAGAGATAAAAGCAACGCACTGCCAGCGATATGTTACGGCGATCCGGCTATTGCGTATGAGCGCAAGGAAGCATCTACCTGCAAGGGCTGTATCCATGTCAGTAAAGCGTTCGGCAGGGCGTACTGCGCAAAAGGGATTAAAAGCTACCCGGCGCGGTGCGGGCAGCATTATCGGGAGTCCGCATGAACAAGTTTTTCTGCTGGTATTGTCGTAAGGAAAAACAGATAGAAGGAAGGGTTCCTGTTCGGTGGGGTAAGATAGGAAGCATCCGCGGGCACAA